ACGAGGTATCATCTGCGTTTGATAATGTTGGTAAGCAGATAAAAAATATTACATCAACAAGCATATTATCGGCATTAGACGCCGGTATTGTGCAAAGTGATTTAGAATTACCAATCCAAAATGTTTTACATAACTATGCATCATATACCTATTCTATTAGTTTGGGTTGTTTAAGCGCTGATATGATAAACTACCCAGGTAGTTCATATATGGTAGGTAAATTTCCGCCTTGGATTTGTAAATCAGCCAATGCCGACCCAAATAATAGAATTCCATTGGCAGGTGGTCGTAAATTTGACTATTATATAGATGAATTAAAATTTACAGCCAGTACTAGTTTCAATAGTGGTACTGGCAATACGAATGTCAATAGTATGACATTTAGGATAGTAGAGCCATATAGTATGGGTGGCTTTTTACAAGCTGTGCAAATTGCGGCAGCAAATCAATCACATCCTAACTGGAATGGTGCAACATATCTTTTAAAAATTGATTTCTTGGGTAATAAAGAAAACGGTAAAATGGAGTTAGTACCAGATGCATCAAGGTTAATTACCATTGTTTTTTCAAAATGGAATATGAAAGCAACTGAATCTGGTATGATATATGAAATTGAAGCAACTGGTTCAAATTGTGTGGCATTCAATGATACTAGGACCAATTTTATATCTGATGTTAAAATTTCGGGTACTAGTGTTCAGGAAATATTACAGAGTGGTCCTAATAGTTTACAACAGCAGTTAAATGCCAGATACAAGGATATGGTGGATAAAAAGCAAGTTGTAGTTCAAGATGAGATATTAATATTATTTCCTAAAAACATTGCGACGCAAGGGACAGTTGCGTTATCAAGTGGGGAGACTGAAAATAAAAGTTCGGCAACTACTAACAATACACAAATCAATGATTCTAAATTATTCGAAACCTTAAAGGTATCAAGAAGCCAGTCAAGTGGCTCATTGATACAGAATGATGGTACTTGCAATGAATTGGGAAAAGCAGCATTAGGATTTGATGTAACCCGAGGAACGGGTGAAACTTTTTCATCAGAAAATCAAGTATGGGATGATAAACAACGTATTTGGAGTAAAGCAAATAATTGTCCAAAACCTGGTACTGTTGATTTTATGTTTTCAATGGGTTCAGATATAATTAATGCAATAAATCAGGTGTTATTAAAAAGTTCAATAGCGGCAACTGCATTAGATCCAAAACAAATGACAAAAGAAGGGATGCGACCTTGGTGGAGAATTGAGCCGTATGTTTATCACATCAATACTGATGCGAATATGAAAACTACTGGTAAAAAACCAACATTGACGGTTTATCGAGTCATTCCTTATCAAGTTCATGCCAGTAATTTATTACCTCCAAATGCACCTGCACCTGGTTTAAAACAATTAAAAAAACAAGTAGCGAAGGAATATAATTACATTTACACCGGTAAAAATATAGATGTATTAAGATTTGAAATAGAGTTAAGCCAAATGGCATACACTCAATTTGCGGCGGATAATTTCGAACGGTCTGGTGCAGTAAAGGCACAATCGAAAGCGTCTGTTGTTGAAAATAAAGATGTCAGTGAAGTCAAGGTTGGGCAAGGGGGGTCAATACCGACACCTGGCCAACAGGCGACGCAGGCCAGTCATACACAACTTGTGGCAACGACTGATAATAAAGGTGGTGCAAAAACCGCTGAAACCGTTGAATCACGTGCGGCAAAATTATTTCACGATACCTTGACATCAGGCAATGATATGAACACTATCACGATGGATATCATTGGCGATCCTTATTATATTTCTAGTAGTGGTTCTGGGAATTATACCAATACACAAACAACATTAATTAACGTTACAAAAGATGGCTCAATGAATTATGTAAATGGCGAAGTTCATATTACGATTAACTTTAGAACACCAATTGACATAAATCAATCAACTGGGTTATATGATTTTTCAAACACATCATTGTGTCAGCAGTTCAGTGGGTTGTTTAGGGTCAATAATGTTCATAGTGAATTTAAAAGTGGACAATTTAAACAAACGATTGAAGCCAGTAGAATTCAAGGACAAGATAGTAAAGATGAGCCAAATCCAGCGGGGTTATTTAGTACCGAAAAAATTCCATTATTGAACACGGGTATGCAGGTGATGGCTGATATCGGTGATGCATTAAGTGGATTTGCGAAGGATGTTGGTTTAACACCTGATGTTTTGGGTAAGGTAGCATCTACTATAAAAGACGTGGCTGAAAAAACAGATTCTGTATTAAGTGATATGAATAAGGGACGACAATGATAGAAGATAAGAATAGTGGCGTACAACCGGCGGATAAACAATTCCCGTGTTTGGCAATTGTTGTAAGCCATTTAGATGAAACTTATACAGGTGGGTTAGAAGTAATGTTATTGCGTCCAGGTGCTGGTAATGACGCATCTTCTGGACAAACCATTCCAGTTAGTTATATGAGTCCATTTTTTGGATGCACTGACGACAAATATATTTCCCCCAATAATTCTCAGCAATCTTATGGGATGTGGATGGTACCGCCTGATGTTGGGTCTACCGTGATGGTAATGTTTGCCAATGGTGATATATCTCAGGGATATTGGATTGGTGGTATCCCATCAGCTGACAAAATGAATTTTATGACACCAGGGATTGCTGCTACAAGTAATACTACACAATCTGCAATTTCAGACGGTGATAATAGACCTGGAAGAGTGCCTGTAAATGAATATAACAAATCAGATAGTGAAATAACAGCGTCTGGTGATCCAACGATGTTTAAAAAACCGCCACATTCAATGATGAATGTTTTACAAAGTCAAGGATTACTAATGGATGATGTACGTGGGATTACATCGAGTAGTGCTAGGCGTGAAACACCTAGTATGGTATTTGGTATAAGTACGCCTGGGCCATTTGATAAATCAAGTAATGCACCAACTGGTCTCGTTGGTAAAACAGAATCAGCGGTAAATGCGTTTGTGAGCCACTTAGGTGGATCGACTTTAGTGATGGATGATGGTGATGATAAATTTTTGAGAAAAACACCAGCGAGTATTGGACCAGCCGAATACGTGGCATTAGAAAATGGTGAAAGTGGTGGTGATGTTGGAATACCACACAATGAATTGGTCAGAATTAGAACTAGAACCGGTCATCAAATTTTATTACATAATTCGGAAGATTTGATTTATATCGGGAACTCCAAGGGGACTACTTGGGTTGAAATGACTAGCAATGGTAAGATTGATATTTACGCGAACGATAGCGTTAGTATTCATACAGAAAATGACTTTAACTTGACTGCTGATAGAGACATAAATTTAAATGCGGGTGCTAATATTAACTTAAATGCTGGTGTGAATATTTTAGCAACAGCCCCTGGAATACATTTAAACAGTGAGGATGGTATGTCGAAGATACCGACTCGGATTCCAATGCACGAGCCTTGGGCTGGGCACGAAAATTTAGATCCAACTAAATTCACGAAAGAGAATACAAAGGCAGTGGATGTTTTAGGTACAGTTGAAAATCCAAAAGCATTTGGTAAATATACAGCGACAGTTGACCCATTTAACAGGGGAAGAAAATGAGTAATAGTTTATACACAAAAATAACCATTCCAGGAGTTAATAATCAAATTACGCCACAGATGTATAAAGGGTTTAGTACTAATGGAACAAATACCGATAACTACAAACTTTATGACTATGAATTGATTAAACAAGATATTTTAAATCATTTTCATATTAGACAAGGTGAAAAATTGATGAATCCAAGATTTGGTACTATTATTTGGGATTTACTATTTGAACCATTGACTGAGGAAGTTAAAAATGTTATTTTACAAAATGTAAATGAAATTGTCAATTATGATCCAAGAGTTGTTGCTAGAGATGTCATCGTAACCCAATATGATAACGGATTACAATTGGAATGTGTGATAAGTTATTTGCCTTATAATATATCTGAAAAGTTGCAATTACAATTCGATCAAAATTTAGGACTTGGTATCCAATAATAGTAGTAGTTAATTCTCAAGGTGAACTACCACGCCCTAAAGGACGAGGCTTCCTGATTCATTGATACCCAGTAGTTGACCAATCATTACTAATTGATCATACTGGGGATCTCCACAGGCATGAATTAGGGCAGTTCCTGCCCTATTAATATTAATCGCGGCATTTAAGTCGCGATCTAGTACTTCT